CCGCCTCGGCCGAGCCACAGACACCCTCGAGCGCTGCTGCACCGAACTGGCCCAGCTCCTGGATCACCCGCCGCGGCTGGATCGCCCAGGCACCGTGCGGCTCCTTCCTCGACCCGAGCGGAGCCATGACTGTGCAGCCTGAGCGGGCCTGGCTGGTGCTGCTGGCGGCCACCGCCGCGGCCCGGCTGCAGCAGCTGGGCATCAGCGACCTGGACCGCTGGCGCCTGGTGCCGGTGGTGCTGGCTGCCGATCCCGCCGACCCCATGCGCCGATGGCGCGTTCAACCCTGATGAGCCAACCCTCCCCGAAACCACGCCCTTACGGCCGGCGCTCCATCGAACGCCCCAGCCACCACCTGATGGTGTGCCTCCATGCCGATGCCCTCGACGCTGTGCGCCGCGTCATGCGGGAGCACAACCTGAGCAAGTCCGGCGCCGTTCACCACCTGGTCCGCCTCGGTGCGGGCCTGTCTTCACTCCTTCCCTGAAACACCCATGGCATCTGAAACCTTCTACAGCCCCAAAGCGCCTGTGCGCTGGGCTCACCTGATCAACGCCGACGAGTACGAAGGCAAGTACAGCTACAGCTGTGAGCTGGTGCTGAGCCCCGCCACCGAGCCAAGCCACAAGGCATACCTCGACAAGCTTGAGGCCGAGTTCGTTGCGCTGCACGGGGCGAAGAAAGCCCGCAGCAGCAAAGGCACACCCTGGAAAGCCGACAAAGACGACGCCACCAAGACCGTCGTCCGGTTCAAGGCCAACCGCTTCACGAACGACGACGGCACGCACAGCAAAGGGCCGCGGATTGTTGACGCGAAGAAAGCGGCCTGGGATGGCAGCGAGATTGGCAACGGGTCGATCTTGATCGTTGGCCACACGATGTATCCGTGGAGCCGCTCCGAAGGCTGCGGCATCACCCTGCAGCCGCGTGCGGTGCAGGTGGTGAACTTCGTGCCCCGCGAAGATCCCGGTGAGCAGATCGCCGACGGATTCGAGGAGCAGGAAGGCTACAGCGTGGCCGATGCCGGCAGCTACGTCGATGAGTTCAGCGACGAGGCCCCTTTCTGATGGACGACACCATCGCCAGGATCATCCAGGCCGCGGCGGTTCTCGACCCAGCCGAGCAGCCCTGGTTCATCGCCCGCGAAGCCATCGCCGCTGCCCGGGCCGCTGATGCGGCCATCACGGATCAGGCTCTTGAGGCTGAGCTTCGCGCCTGGTGGAAGGGGGCGGTTCACCCGCTCACCGCCCCGGCGTTCCACACGATCACCACGCACATTGCCTGGGGTCGGCACCTGTTGAGCAGGGGGCGGCCATGAAGCCCGCCGCCCGCACCGCCCTGTCTATGGCCCTGCTTGTCGGGGCCTGGGCGGTGGTGTTGATCGGCTGGCCAGCCACTACCGCAGCCTGCTTTGCCGGGCTGCTGGCGCTGGTGGCGGTTTTTCTTGCGCCGATCTGATGGCATCCACCGAGTCGGCCACCGCCTGGCTCGAAGCAGCCGGCCGCCATCCACTCCTCACAGCCGCCGAGGAGCTCCACTGTGGAGCCCTGGTCCGTGCCTGGCAGGATCACCCTGCCGGGCCTGAGCAGGCACCTCCAGCGGTCAAAAGGCGGGGCCTGCGGGCCAGGGATCGCCTGATCTGCGGCAACCTGCGGATGGTCGGCCATGTCGCCCAGCGCGCGCAGCACGGGTCAGGCAAAGCGCTGGCCCTTGAGGATGCCCTGCAGGTTGGCGCCATCGGCCTGCAGCGCGCTGCTGAGAAGTTCGACCCTGCCCGCGGCTACAAGTTCTCGACCTATGCCTTCTGGTGGATCCGCCAGGCGATCAGCCGGGAGGCCGAAGTCAGCAGCCGCACCATCCGGCTGCCGAGTGGCTTCGCCTCACGGGTGGGACGGCTTGAAAGCGTGCGCGAACAGCTGGCCTGTGAGCTTGGCCGGATGCCATCCACCGGCGAGATCGCGGCGGCGCTGGATATTCCGGTCCATGAGCTGCTGGAGCTCAGCCGCCGCGGCCAAGGCTGCCTCAGCCTTGACGTGCATTACGGCGACGACAACGGCCACAGCTTGGCTGACATCGTGGCCGCACCCAGCGCCCCGGACGACCCTCAGCGCGCCGAGCTGCTGGCCAGGATCCACAACCTGGAGCCCGACCTGGCGCGGCTGGTGAAGATGCGCTGGGGGATCGGCCAGCCGGCCCGCAACTCGAAGGAGCTGGCGGCGCTGCACGGCGTCACCAGCCACCGCATCCATCAGCGGCTGCGCCAGGCCGAAGCGCTGCTGCGCCACAACGTCAACTGCCGGGCCGCAGCTCGGCCAGTAGATCCCGGGCCCATTCCTGGTGCCGCTCAAGCGGTGGTGCAGCCAGAGCTTCCTTGGCCTCCAACTCCATCACCCGGGCCAGGGCCTGGCGCAGCAGATGGTCGAACGTGATCGCGTGCACCAAGGCCGAATCGAGCCGGGCTTCTAGTTCATGGCGGTGGAGCCGAGGGATCGCTCGCCGTGCCGTCTCCAGCTCCAGCTCTCTGCTCAGACTGAGCTGCGGATCGATCCACCAGTCCATGGCCCAGGCCCAGAGTCCCCAGTCTGAGTCGCCGGACCAACTGCAGGTTGTCGCCGATGCTGCCGGCGGCGCCACCTGGCGGATCTGCTCGCGCGGCACCTGCATCGAGGACCGCTGCGGCGTGCGGCTGATGGCCCGTTACCGGGATCTGCTGATCAGCCAGGGGATCAGTCCGTCAGGACCGGGAAGGCCCCAGTCCAGCCACGCTCAGAATCCAGGAATCTGAGCAGCTGCTGGGGGCGCTCCGGCGCGAAGCCCAGTTTGAGCCCGTAGGCCGTGGGGCCGATCAGCGAGCCGTTCACGCTCCAGGCCGGCCCCATGGTGAGCTGGTGAAAGTGGCCGAAGAAGCTGTGATCAGCGGCGATGCCTTGATCCTGCCGGAGCTGCCACTTCGTCAGCGGCACGGTCAGCCCACCGATGCCGCCCTGGTAGCGGATGGCATCGCCATGGTGGAAGCGCAGCAGGCGGCCGAGGACCTCGACGTAGAGGATGTTGCCGTCGCTGATGCGCCATTCAAGGCGCTCCTCATGCCGGAAATGCCGGCGCAGGCTTTGATACATCAGCCACTCGTAGCTGGTGGCGTGGGCGTTGTCGGCCTGCATCTTCGGCGTGGTCCGGCCGTGGTTGCCGTAGCTGCAGGGAACCACGATCCGCTCAAGGCCGCCGTGCTCCAGCAGGTGATCGATGCCGGCCACGATGGCGCGCTCGCACTCGATGATCTGCTGGGTGGGCGATAGCTCCTGCAGCTGGGCCTGCTCCGGGTGGAGCCAGTTGTCGATCAGATCGCCGCCGAGCCACAGCACCATCTGCCGAACGTCGCAGCTGCTGCGCACCATGCGGACCACCTTCAAGGCGTTCACGAACAGGGCCGCGGCGCGCCGGTGGAACTCCTCCACGTCGTAGGCGTTGAGGTCGTTCACCGTTTCCGGCCGGACCACAGCGCCGCAGTGCCAGTCCGAGCAAAGCAGGATCGGCACCGACTCCGAGCGCACACCAGGCTGGTGATCGGCCAGGGGCTCCGGTTGATCGATTTCCCGAATGTCCAGCGCGGTGGCCAGTGAATCCATGGTGCTGGCCAGCTGCTCAAGCGCACGATCGCGATCACGCTCAGCCGTGCGGGCCGCCTCGCGCACCTTGCGCAGCTCCAGCTGCAGCGCCAGCAGCTCGGCGCTGGTGTCCGAGCGCTTGCCGCTGGGGCACATCCCCGGCAGGCAGTAGGGGCGCTTGGCCCCGTTGGGCTGCTCCACCCACTCAACGGCGCTTTCGCCTACCCAGGCCCGGCAGTTGCGAAGCCGGCGGCATTGGTAGGTGCGCTCGTTCGTCATGAGAACAACCAGGCCCAGCCGGACGCGGGCCCCTCGGCCAGCCAGCGCGGGTTGAAGTTCCTGTAGGAGTAGCGCTGCGCCCGGCCGCTGGTGCCGCCCTTGGCCTCGAAGCCGCCGCGCACCAGGTCGCAGGAGCCGTAGGGGTCATTGACGATCCAGCCGTGGGGGGTGAACCCGTAGACGCTGAGCCAGTGGCCTCCGCCGCTGGGGGCGCCCACCGGGCCGTGGTGGTAGTAGCCCAGCGCAGCCGGCAGGCCGCTGCGGATCTCGGCTTGGAGTTGCGAGGCTGAGCAGCTGGTGACGAACCTGGCCTTCACCCCGAGATCCTTTAGCGCCGCCTGGTGCGCAGCCTGGCTGGTGGTGTCGCCGTGGCGGCGGACCACCTTGAGATAGTCGAGGTCGTCGCGGATGTTGCCGACCCCCAGGTACGCCAAACACATGGCGATTGAGCTGGTCTGGCATTGGCGCCACCCATCTGGGCCGTTGTCGAGCTGGCTGAAGAACGGGAAGTTGCTCAGCGGGTTGGTGGGCCGGGCCGCTGGAGCCACCGCCGCGGCCGGGCTGCCCTTGGCTCGCCAGTCAGCCGTGAAGGCCGCTCGCTGCTCAGGCGAGAGAGCCTGATCCAGGGCCGAGAAGGCAGCGAGCTGGTAAGGCAGCAGCTGGCCACGCTTCGCCACCTCCTCGGCAGCGGCGCGGACGGTGGCCAGGGTGGGGGTGGTCATGGGTCAGAGCACAGAGATGAGCGAGACAGCCACATCCACCAGCCCGCCAGAGCGCGGCGTCTCCTGCGGCGCCTCGGCGTAGCGCCAGGCGTGAGCGGCCGGCACCACATCGGTTTGGCTGGTGTGGCTGCGCCACAGGGCCGAGGGGATCGTGAAGGGCTGGTGCTGCTTCTGCCCCAGGTAGTGATCGCGGATCTGCGTAGCCTCGGCGGTGGTGAGCGCCACGAACTCGAGCGACAGCGGCACATCCACCGCCGCCGCGCCGTGCAGGAACCGGGTCTGGTCAGCGTTGGGGAAGTCGGCCGCGCCGATGACGTGAGATCCCAGCCCGTAGGAGCGGTTCAGCGGCTCGATGGCGGGAAAGGCGGCCATCAGTTCTGGATGGTGATCGTGCTGGCCGCTACCGACAGCGTGTTGGCGGTGCTGGTCACATCGGCGCCGAAGTCCACGCAGGCCACCAGCTCATCAGCCGACGACGCGCCGCCGCGGGCCTTGTAGACCACCAGCTTGCGCGCGGTGATCGTGGAGCTGGCCCAGCTCACCGCGCCCAGGGTGATCGTGAAGCGGTGGTTGGTGGTATCGAGCGCCGAGACGGTCACGGTGCAGGCCACGCCGCCGGCGGTGTAACCCGTGCCGCTCACCTCGTTGGTCACCGAGGACCGTTTGCTGTGCCCGCTCTTGCTTTCGGTGTAGCTGCTCGTGGTGAGCAGGGCCTTGAACGAATCGGTATCGGCATCCACGGCGCCGGTGGCCAGGTCGCGCAGGAAGCTGCTGTAGATGACGCTCGCCACGGCTCAGGCTCGGGATCCTGAGACAGGCTAGGAATCAGGGAACGGCGTGGTGCGGACCGTGTAATCCGCCGTGTAGCGGCACACGCCTTTGGTGATCCTGATCTCGTCCAGGTTGCCCACCATGTTTTCGCTGCCGGTGCGGGCAATGTTGCCGCCGCTCAGGTTGTAGTTGCTGGAGTCCGTCGCAGACCCGAGCAGGGTCCCATCCTTGAACCAGTACAGTGTCGAGCCGCTGCGGGTCACCGCCAGCGCCGCCCACGTATTGGCGCTCATCGACAGGGTGCGCGTGGTGTTAGGCGGAAAGAAGAACAGTCCAGAGCTATAGGAAATCTGTACGTTTGTTCCTTCAAAGTTGCAGAAGTAGTGCTGCTTGCCGCTGAGGCTTGTGTGCCTTGCTCGCCATTCAATCGTGAAGTCACCGGAAAGGGTGAGTGCGCTGTTGGTCGGCAGGTTCAGCTGATCAGTCCCGACCGAGAAACTGCTGGAGCCGATGGCGGCCTGAGCGGTGCTGATCACACCGCTGCTGCCGTTGCGGGTCACAGTCAGCCCCAGCGGGCCGGAGTCGGTGAAGGTGGTGGAGTTGTTGGCGCCCTCGAAGTGCAGCAGCAGCGACACCGACGAGAAGTTGGGGTCAGCGTCGAAAGCACTGGCCGCACCAGGGGCCAGGGATGCGCTCACCGTGGGCAGCTGGATCCCCAGCCCCACCGCCGCCCCGGCGGTCAGGGTGACCGCCGCGCCCAGGTCAGCGCCGCCCACCCGGACCACGGCGCGCGGCTCGCTGCGGAACTCGCAGGCCACGTCGAACACATCAGCGTGCTGGTCCACCACCTGCGGCGGGCCGGCGTAGAGCCATTGGTGGCCCGCTGGCGTGTAGCTCGATGGGATGGTGGTGGTGGTGAAGGCGAACGAGTCGAAGCCGCTGCGCTGGCCGCGGTAGTGGCTCAGCAGCTGCAGGAACTGGGCCTCGGTGATCGCCGGGAACGTGAGCGACAGCCGCCGGCCGATCTCAGCGCTGCCCTGCCGCACGGTGCTGACCCCACCGCTGAGCGCTGGCACGTCGGTGCCGCCCCAGGCGCCGGGCGTCAGCGGCCGGGATGCGGGGACCAGGGCGGGGAAGTCGGCCATCAGCTGGTGCGGGTCCAGGAAACGATCTGGATGAACTGCGGTGTGGGGCCGGCAGTGATGGCCCACGCGGCTTGTATCCAGGCATAAGCAGCAAAGCCAGTCGCCGCAGATTGGTCAAACCCAAAGCCCACAGGGGCGTCGCTGGTGGCGCTGGCTTGAGTTGATTTCAGTGATGCGGCGATAACAACTTGCGCCGCCTGACCGGAAACTGATCCAGCGTAAACAAAGCCGCCGCACAGTTGCACATACGGGACTGAAGCGGTTGTGTAATTGCGAGTGAAGGTAAGATCCGCGTCGCCAACTGCGCCACCGCCGCCACCGCCGCTGGAGTAGGAGAATCCGCCGCCAGTGACGCGGAAGACGACCTGAGCCGATTGCCAGCCGCTAGGCACCGGGGTGAAGGTCACGGTTCCGCCTGGTTCGGCTGCGCTGATTTTGCTGTTGACCTGGTTCAGGTAAGCCTGCGGAACACTGCCATTGACCGGCACATCCGGCGGGTCGCCAGCCAGCCCGCCGCCGGTCGCAGGCGTCCCGCTGGTACTGGTTGGCGCGTTCCGCTCGTCGCGCCCGTAGTCCGGCACCGTGGAGCGATCGAAGCCGCCGCCAGGGATGCTGCCGCCGCCGCCGTCGGTGATGCCGCTGCCGCCACTGCTGAACGGTCTGCCGCTGGTGCTCGAGGCGGGCACGCTGGTGTCTGTGCTGCGACCGGCCACATCGCAGGAGCCCAGCGCCGGGGGCGGCAGCAGCGCGCCGGGGGCGGTGGCATTGGCCACCAGCAGGGCCAGCAGGCTGCGGCCACCGGCATCAACGGGAAAGTGCGACAGCTGCAGACTCTCAGTCCCATCGCGCGCTTGGCCCACCGTCTCGACGACGTACCACTCGCTCAGAAGCGCATCGGGTTCGCGGCCGGTGATCAGGTTGAGCTTCACCTGCACCACATCGCCCTCGATGATCAGGCCGGTCTGAGTGCCGGGCCGCAGCTGGACCGCTGCGGTGTGCGTGCTCAGGTAGCGCCGGCCGTGCAGGTAAGCGCCAACCCGAGCGGCGTGGAGCTCGGTGGCGGCGAACTGGCTCAGGTCGTGCTGCTCAAACGGGCCGGACTCTGAGCGGGCCAGCCCCACCTGCAAGGTGCGGTTCAGCGGCATGTCCGTCTCGCTGGCCTGCTGGCGCCAGATCATGGTGAGCACCGGCGCCAGGCGGGTGCCAGCGTCGGACCAGTCCTGCGTGAAGCTGCCGGGCACGATCACGTCTTCGCTCAGCACCCAGTCCGGCGTGATGGCTGTGGTGGTGATCGCGCCGGTGGTGGGGTCGAACGGCACCAGGGGGCGAAGGCCGAACTTGCCGCCCACCTTCGTCTCACGGAGCAGGAAGTAGGGCAGCAGCCGGATCAGCCAATCGCCGAGGTTGGCGGAGTCCTTGAACTCTCCATTGCAGAGCAACCCATTCACATCAAGGAACCGGGCAGCGGTGAGCAGGCTGGCGGTGTCGATCAACGCCGCCGGCACGCGGCCGCTGCGCTGGAGTGCCCACAGCAGCAGATCGGTGATGTTGTCGCTGGCGCCGCTGGTGGAGTCGAGCAGCCGGATGAGCTGCAGCCCATCGCGCACGAACACATTCCAGCCGATCCGCCAATCATCGGTTCCGCCGGGCGTGGTGGCCGAAAACTCGATGGTGCTCAGGCCGCTGTAATCCCCACCGCCGCCGCAACCCTGCGGGAACGTGGGCACGGTGTAGGTGCTTTGGCTGGTGGCCGTGTTGCCGGGGCTCCAGCTGCCGGCCCTGGCGTTGTAGTTCTGCGAGAAGCTGCCGATCCGGCAGGCGCCGTTGCGCACATCGCGCACCTGAACCGACCCCATCGGACCTTCGCCCAGCACGCAGTGGTGGCGGGCCGTCACGGTGGTGCTGGTGTTGCTGAAGGCGGCTTCGGTGGCCTTGGGGAACACCAGCACACCGCCGGCACCGTTGCGCCGCCGGGCAAAGATCACAGGGATCGGCTCACCAATCGCCATGGCCTGCTGCGGGCTGTTCAGCGGCGAGTCGGCCCGGGCCGCTGCAGCCTGCGCCGGTGGTGGAAGGCGGCCTGCCTGGGCTTCCCTGGATGCAGGAAAGATGCCGTAGACCTGGGCTTTGCTGCGCGTGTCCAGCCCCTGCACCGGGCGGCGGCTGCCGTCCGGGTTGAAGTTCAGCAGCGCATAGCGGAGAGCGGAAGTCATCAGAGGGCGCAGGGCACCCCGATCAGCGACGACGTAGCCGTGCGCGGCGGGAACTGCGCGCCAACCGGCGAGAGCGCCGACCCCAACTTCAGGGTGATGCTGGTAACCGTGGCGCTGGCGCTGATCACCTGCCCCACCGTGGAGCCGACCAGCACCTGCCCGTCCTGGGGGGCGCCGGTATCAAGTGCCTCGTCGAACTGGTAGACCCGCAGCGTGGCGATCCAGGGGCCGTAGAGCGCGCGTTTCATCAGGGCCTGAATCGATGGCAACCGCGGCAGGGTCAGGCTGGCCTGCTCGCCCGTGGTCTGGCCGCTGGTGATGCCTGCCCAGTCCATCTGCTGGTAGTCCCATGCCTGGCTCCCCCAAGTCACCGTGGCATCAACCCAGAAGCTCTGCCAACGAGCGATCACCACGCCGCCCTCGTCGGCCAGCTGCACGAAAGCCGCCTGCCCGCGCGCTACTGCCATCAGGCGCCACCCATGGCGACGCGCCCTGCCGGGCTGCGCAGCTGGGCCATCACCCCGGCCGCCGTGGCAGCCATGGCCTGCTCGAGGTCGCCCATGGAAACCCACTGGCTGCCGTCGGGCATCTGCAGCACCTCGCCGGTGCGGATCGTGATGTTGGGCACGCCGCCGCCGGCTCCGGTCCGCGCGTGATCGATCACGGTTTCCCGGGGGTGCAGCATCGCCATGAAGCCGCCGCGGCCATCGAGGCCGCCGCTGCGGGGGGCGTCGCCGGTGTACCCGCCGCCGGCGAAGCTTGGGACCGACACCGCGCCAAAGGTGGGCAGTTGGGGCAGCCGCAGTCGGCCGGCCACGCCGTTCACCGCGGCGATCATCTGATTGATGGCTCCCAGGAAGCCATTGATCACGTTCGCGCCGAACTGGAGCACGCTGCGCAGCACCCCCTTGATGGCGCCAGCAGCGGCCTCGAAGGGCCGGACCAGGCCACCGGCGACGTTGCCGATCGCCGACTGCAGCCAGCCCCAGGCGGCGCCGATGCCGTCGCGGATGGTCTTGTTCACCGCGTCCACGGCGCCATAGATCGTTTTGCCGATGGCGGCGACCACCTTGCCGATGTCGTCGCGGAAGGCGTAGATCAGCACGCCCACCGCCACCAGGGCGGCGCCGATCAGCAGCGGCCATCCCACGATCGTGGCGGCAAACGTGGCCAGTGCCGTGGTGAGCGGCCCGAGCGCACCCAGCCAGCCGGCGATGGTGGCGCCGATCGCCAGGCCTTGAAACGCGCCCAGCACCGTGATCACGCTGGCGACGATGGGGGCCAGCACCGTGAAGCTCACCGCCAGCAGCGCCAGGCCGCCGGCGATCGCCTGGATCGGCCCGGGCAGGCTGCTGAAGCCATCGACCACCGCCGTGAGCACGGTGGTCACGGCATCGAGCGCCGGCAGCAGGGCCACGGTGATGCCAGCCGCCAAGGCCCCGACCTTGCCGCCCAGGGCCGCCAGCTTGTCGTTGTACTCGTCGGCCTTCTTGGCGAAGGCGGCGTTCATCTTGACGCTGAGCGATTCAATGGCGGCGCCGCCTTCGTTCAGCATCGGAATCATCTCGGCGCCACTCTTGCCGAACAGCTGCATCGCCAGCGCTGTCTTTTCCACGCCATCCGGCATG